ATTTTTTTTTTTGGCTTCAAAAAAGGAGGACCCCGAAAGGTCACTCCTCAATTTTTAGTTTAGTTGATTGTAACTCCTGACAATACATCAGAAAGTCCCAACCCGTCTGCGAGACGAACCATTGGTTCATCGCTGTAAGTAGTGATGGAAACACTGTAACCATTACGGTCACCAAACGCGGTTCCTGTAACACCCTCACCAGCACTGACGAATCCTCCATCAAAATCACCTCCCAAGTAGAAGATGTTATCGTTGTTGTCAGTTACGAATAAAACGATACCACGGTTTCTTGCGAGTAATTTCAATTGGTCTCTTTTCGTTGAGTCAATTTTGTTCATGACCGCTGTGGTCAATTGTTCAAAATACGTCGTCCCATTTTCCAAAGACACCTGGAAAGTTTCCGTCAAGTTACTTGTTTGTTTCTGTAACGAGAAGTGGTAAGTGTTACCCGTTCCCGTCGCTCCTGTAAGTTCACCCAATGAGTTGTAAGTTAATCCTGAGATTTCACCCGAAAGGACATCAATACGCTTGATTCCACCAACGGAAGACGCACATCCCAAATCAATGTTTGAATTTACGAGACAATTTGAATAAGACATAACTTGTGTGTTTTATTAAATGGTTTATTATAGGTTGTTTGTAACGAAGTATTCAGGGAACGCAATTTGTGCTCCGATTTTGAAGTTAGCACGGATTTTTACAACATCCACAGATTTGTCATAAAACGCCTCTAACCTTTCAGAGTCGTCCAACAAGTCAACACCAACAACCATGTACTCAGCAGGACCCATGTACACACCGTCGTCGTTGATACCAGATGTTCCAACTACGCGGAAGTTTGTACCCGGATGAAGAGTTACATACTCTTTCATTTGGTCACCTTCCATTACCCATGGTTGGTAGTAATTCGTGTCTCTTAAGTTAATAAGATATTTTCTGTACGCTGACATTGACATCCAGATAACGATGTCTGAGCGGTCAGCAACTTCGTTTGGTAACAATTCAACCAACTTGTCAACCTCAGAGATTGCGTTAGATGAAGTGATTGCCGATGCGCCTGTAACCGCAACAACACCCGTTGTACCAGTTGAAATCAAAGTACCGAACCCGTCAAAACAACTTGTACCAGTTGTCGCTCTCCATAACTGATTCTCAATGTATTCAGAGATTTGGTCAGCCTTTAATTGTACAATCATTTCCTCAAACGGAACAGATTCGTTGTAAGAACCTGCGTTCAAGAAAGCAGATTGGTAGTAATTGTTCAAGTCACGAGGACATAATTCTTCGTTGACCTTTTTGTCACATACAGTGATTTTACGAGTTGTGTAAGTTGTAGAACCTGAAGATGTCCAACCACACGCACCGTCTTGTACGTTCAATGTTGATGAAAGGATGTTGATATTTTGTGAACCTTTCACACCACTTTGAACATAACATAATTCAGCAGTTTTTCCTTTTACCACTGCTTCCGCAAGCATCAACCCACCCGTTTGGTCTGTGAAGGATTCCAAACCTGAAAGGTCAAATGAAAAGGAACTTTTGTCATACTTGTTCATAATAAATGATTATTTGTTTTTTGATTTTAATGCCTTAAGTTGTTCAATTCTTGAAAACTTATTTTTGTTTAACATTTCAATGTACTCCTCTCTGTGAGTACGTACGCGTTCACCCGCAGGTTCGGCACTGAACTTTTGGAAGTTCTCCTGTAAGGTGTCGTATTTTTCTCTCATCAATTCCAATTCAGTATTCAAGTGGTTGAAACCAGCAGTGAAGACTTCCAACATTTCGTTGAAATCAACTTCCTCTGATAACTCCTCTTCAACAACTTCCTTTTCCTCAATTTTAACGATAACAGAATCAACCGTCTCAATGAGTTTTCCGTCAACAGTTTCGTGAATCGCATCAGGTGCGTCCGTCAAACCTTCTTCAGTTTTCACTTGAATCTTGTCACCAATCTTCAATTCCTCTGAGTCAGTCTCAACGATAGTACCGTCAATCAATTCAGCCGTAACCATTTTTACTTCTTCCTCAACTTCAACTTCTTCTTCCATTACCTCTTCTTCTTTTTCGTCTTCGTTTTCTTCCATGACCTCTTCCTCAACCTCAATAGGTTCAATGTAGTCAATCTTGGTGATTTCACCGTCTTCACCGATGATAAGTTTCATACCATCTTCAAATTCAAATGTATCCTCAGGTGCTGGTAGTTCACCCTCAGGGGTAACCACGTATAATTTCTTACCCAATTCCACATCACCTTCAACTTTCATTTCAACACCATCTTTGGTTTTGATTGAAGAGAACTTTTCAGAACCGAACAACAAGTGTTTGATTTTTTCAATCGCTTCTTTACTTGTCATGTTTTGTATCTTTAAGAATTTGTTTTATTCCTTCCATAAGAAGGTCTTCCTTGGACATTACGATTTTCTCGGTGAAGTAACCCTCCACTGAGAACCCCGCATAATCCCCATTTTTGATTTCTTCCCACACCTTTGGAGAATCGGTCTTCATCGTGATGACCCATGTCCCCTCAGGGTAGTCCAATCCCAAGGCTTTTGATTTGTCGTTGTTCTCATCCGTGACCAACCACGATTCAACAACATAAGTACCCTCGGCTTTTTCATCGGTGTGTTCAATGTTTACACTGTCCGATAATTTGTCACGAAGGAATTTTTGTGATAAGGTCTTGATGGTTTCCTTTGAGAAATACACGTAGAACTCACGACCCATCATATCACGACGAATAATCAACTTCTCAGGTATCATTGCGGCACCTGTGATTTCCATTTTGTCATCGTCGTAATTGAATGAGAATTGTTTACTGTTTTCACTCCTTACACAATTTGGAACCACTTTCCCATCTTTTACTTTTGTTCCATAAGCAACATATCCCGCTTGACACGGGTTCTCATATAAGAATGCGGTTTCTTCAACAACGGTCTTACCCGTTGAGTCAACATAAGGTTCAAGAGCACTTACGTCAATACTCATCTCCTCACGATTGATACGAGTTTCCAACCACTTCTCAGCGGAATCACACTCGTCCTTTGAACGACATCCCCATGCTGCCATGGCCAGTTTTCCACATCCCTCGTCATAACTCTTTGAGGTATCCAAATCCTTTCTGTGACGGGTGATGTAGTTCTTCATGCGTTTCATCGTCTCCAATGAAATCGGTTTTTTCTGTGCGAGTTGTTGGGCCCTGACTTTTCCTGTTTGGGTCATACAACCGTTTGGATTACCACTTTCCTCAATGTAATTCAGAGCGACTTGCGCTGCGTCCGACATGTATTGAGGGTAATCGGTAAATGACTCAAATTCCTCAGCACTCATTCGGTTCCTTCTTGCCCTCGCTGCGGCAGTTGGTTTGGTTTCCGTTGGTACGTTGATGAGGTATTGTGTCCCTTCCAAATTTCTCTTCCTCTTATCCGAAACCAAGATTCTGTTTTCGGTGGCTGTCTTACCAACTTCTTTTCCTTTGTAAACGAGTTCAACCCAATCGTGACGACAGTTGTACGAACCGCGATAAGTAAAAATATCATACTCACCGAATTCTTCGTTCGCCATCTCGTCCGTCATACGTTGGATGTCCTCAATACGATAGACACGACCCGCACTCATCATTGCGGCACAGAAGTCACGATTCTTACTGTCTTGTGGACCGACATATTTGTAACGGATTCTTGTTCCCGCATAATCCTGACCTGAGACCTCATTGGGTTGTGATGAAATATCACCGACAAATTGGTGTTGATGGAACTTGAAACCAGGACCGATTTTCTTAACCGATACAATCTCAAATCCTTCCTCTTCCAATTGACCAGCAGGTTCACCCATCTTACCAAGAAGGACACCCAATTCATACATCTCCTCAGGGGTCAATCTCTCAAAGATTGGTTTTTTCTCTTGGTTAAACGCCATCCAATTTTCCTCATGTGCGGGATTTTTGACCAACGCAATACCGTCAATACCAATGAAGGTGTCAGCGGTCTCGTCCAACATGTCCACAAGTAACTCAACAATTCTCATTACCAATAAATATAAATTTGTCCCGAATAATTGATTATATCAACGAACGGGTTTTAATGACCCTGTCAAGTTGTTGTTGAGAGGTCACATCTGAACTTACCACGTAAGTCTTTATCACCGGTGTTTCTTGGTTTGAAGGTTGAGAAGAACTTTGGTTCAATCCCTTGAATCTCTTTCCTCCACCGAGTTCGTTAATCAAAGATAAGGTCTCATAAAACATTCCCGTACTTCTTGCGTTGATTACGGCTTCCCCGTCTGAGAGCCTCGCAGTAACGGAATCACTCATTGAGGTACCAGGTCCTTCAACCATACCCCCCGTGTTGAATGTTGGGATTTCCACAGAGTTAATTTCTTGAACCTGTTTCAAACCTGCCGCGATGATACCCGCAATCAATATCGGTTTCAAGATTGTTGGTAAGGTTTCATCTGAGATTACCTGTGAAGCACCAAGGTAAGTGTTGATGAGCGCCTGTGCGGATGCCGCCGCCTTACCTGCCGCAGTCTCCTCACCCAATATTCCTGTGAGTGCTTGTGCGGCGGCCCCTGCGGTCGCAATCTTCTTGTTCATCTGCTCAATGTCAAACTTGTTCAGATTTTCCTGAGACGCTTTGTACTGGTCATCGTATCTCTTTCTTATGAGGGCCTTTTCCGCTTCGGTCAAATTCTCATTCTCCAATTCCAACATCATACGTTGGTCAAGAAGTGTTTTCAACGCCGCAAGGTCTTCCTCGTTTTCAATTTCCAACAGTTGTAATCTTGCGTCCAAATCTCTTTGACGGATTTCAAGGACTTTCTGCTGTGCGGCATCCGCATCGTCAACCATCTTATCAAATCTTTCCTGTGCCTCTTTTTGTTCTTGGTCACGTAAGACCTTGAGACCGTTTTGGTATTTCTGTTCAACCTTGGTTCTGAGTTCCGCTTTCTCCTCATCACTGGCAACCAAAGTTTCAATTTGTTCCAATTCAGCATCACGGGTGATTTTGAGTTGTTCCTTAGCACGTTCTCTTTCGTCAGTAATCAATTCCAAATTAAGACCTTGACGGAAGTCTGCGAGCGCTTGCTCTTGGGCCTCAATCTCTTTACGGACCCTTTCGGCTTCCGCAATCCTTTTATCATTCAACATCTTACGTTGGTCAAAGACCTGTTTCTCTTGACGAAGAGATTGTTGTTCAATCTGTGCGAGTTTAATTCTTTGAGCCGCAAGAGCATCCAAAGTTTCAGCATCCGAATCACTTTGGGCCGCAAGGGTTTCCATCGCTTGTAACCTTTGACGTTCCAACGCAAGTTCTTGTTGGAGGAGTTCTTTCTCAGCCTCACTTACCTTCTCCAAGGCCTTAACCCTTTCATCGTAAGATAAAGTCTCGTCATTGATGAGTAACTTAGCGGCCGCAATTTCTTTGTTTTGTTCCGCACGAGCGACAGACAATTCTCTCGTCGCATCCTTTACTCGTTGGAGGGTTTCAGTCGCTTCCGCAGCAACACGGAATTCCTCGGCCATCTCGGCCCCAATCCCTGATACCGCACCTCTGAAATCTTCAACCGCACCTTTAAGGTCACCCTTGAAAAACTTCAGTAACGCACCACCAACTTTTAAGACACGGTCACGTAATACATCCATCACCGCAGACAATCCCGCCATGACTTTCTCCAATGTTTCCGCACCCGCCTTTGTTGAGGTGAACGCCTTATACAATGCGGTAACCGCAAGAACGATTGCCGTGATGACCGCCCCAATTGGGTTCATCGCAAGAGCCTTCAAAGCAGTACCAAATCCTTTGATACCTTGAACCACCTGACCGACAGGACCAGGGATTGACGATAGTTGGTCACCCAATCCCTTACTGGAATTTTTCGCTTTCTCAAGTGCCCCCTCAGCGTTCTTAACTTGTTTGGAGAGTTTCTTGAATTCCTCACTCCCAATTTCAGCCTTACCGAGTTCTGAGTTCAAATCACTCACTGCGGTGTTTAATCCATCAAGGGATGATGCGGTCTTTTCAACTTCTTTAACCCCGTCTGCGGTTTCAATCTTTATCTTGTATGTAAATGTCTTATCTGCCATGATTTACTTTGAAATATAATTTATCGTGGACATGAAGAACAATCGTTGTACGATAATCCCGTATCGTAAACATCGTATGGTCCACTGCCCGTTGAATTAATCTGCCAGCAATTTCCGTCATTACCTTTAACCACCTTACCAGGAACGTAGAATGTATTGGACCCCAATACTCTTGTATCCAATGGGTCATCACAATTTTCAACATTGTAGTAATTACTCACCGATGGGAAATTGGATGGTGTTGGAGTTGGTGAAGGTGTCACCCCAGGGGTTGCCGTTGGTTGTGGTGTTGGAGATTTAATCGGTGTTCTTGTTATGGACGGAGTTACCGTATTTGTCGGCGTTATGGATGGGGTTACCGTATTTGTTGGTGTGATAGATGGGGTTACCGTATTTGTTGGTGTGATAGATGGAGTCACCGATGGTGATGGTGTCGGTGTTGGGTTCGGTGGGTCTTCCTCGTAAAAAGCGTCAAAACCACCACCGTCAAGAAGAGTTGTTGTACAGGTACATCCCGACTGATACACATCCGTCAAGTCCACCCTTTGGTAAGTATATCCTGAATTGTAAGTTCCCGCAGAAACCGTGTAACAGGTTCCATCAATCTTCACATTGTATCCCTTGTATGCGTACACACCAAAGGTCAAATCCGTTGAGGTATGAAGGTCATCACCTCCACCACAGTTGATAAGGTCATAATACCTCACCCTGTGACCAGGATATTGTTTGGTCAACTTAATCAATTCCACATCTGCCAGACCACCCTCCAATAATGAGTAGTTCCAAATTCTGTTGATACGGAATAGGGTGTTGTCCACAAATATCTTCTCAGAGAAATCCAACTCGGCGAGTTCATGAGGTTCAAAATACATCTTACAACTGACCAACCTGTTTTCATCAGAAATCAAATCCTCCACAAAGTCCTTCCAATAGATGTCGTACAAATCTTCGTACTGAGATAAGTCTCTTTCATCCGCTGAATGTCTGTGGTCCTTGTTCCAGTTCATAGAATGTGTAAGTTCTGAAACCCCCCAAGGATATGTGATGAATCGGTTGTTGTTGTACCAATACTGTTGGGTCGTTGGTGAGGTTCCATCGGTATCTGCGAGATTCCAAAACTGAGTGGTTCCCGATTGTCTTACCGAGTTGATTGGAATTGGAACCGAACGGAACAACATTCTCGGTGGTGTCTTATATGGTTTGAACTGAGACGCAACAATACCATCCACATCTTGGACCTCCTCCAAGAAATACATCGGCATTGTCAATCCCTTCACAAGGTCGGTCACGTTCAAAGTGTAATCCGTCTGTGAGGAGAAGATGTTGTCCATACCAATAATACGGTCACGGAAATCCTGATTCAATCTCACCTGATTACTTCCGAACTTTTTGTCCCTCTTGAATTTGAACAGTTGGTTACCATAACCCTCATCATCCGCATAAGTGAAATCAATCGTACCATTTAAGATGGTCTCAATCGGTTGAACATTGATGGGTTGACTCCTGTCCACCTTCTGTGTCCAATCCAAAGTCTGACCTTTACCCAACCAATCAATCACGGGTTCCACCCTCAAGGTCTTGGGTTTATCCGAATCAGGGATGACCAATAAATTGAAGAGTTTGTTGATACCCGTGATAAAGTCAATCTGTTTAACATTCGGGTCAGGTATTTCAATGGACGGGTCAAAGGTATCGTCGGTGATAAATCTCGGTCCATCAATAATGTTGAATTGAACCGATGCGAGGTTAATCTGCCAGCCAGGAAGGGTAAGGTCAGGAACGAAGTCCAACGCATAAACATAGTTACCCGTGATGTTGTCATTTTGGAAAGAGAACCTTTCAACGATTTCTTGTGGTGCTTCACCCTCACGTAATACCCTCAAACTTGTGGAGTAAATGGTCTGACCCGTGTTGAAAGGTGTACCACCCGTCTGTGTTAAATCCCTCGTTCTGAATTTCATCTGATGAGGGATGATGACAGGGATATTCCCTTGGTCAGGGACATACGCAGTGTATCGTATCTCCGCAGTATACAACCCTGGTTTACTCAGGTAAATGTAATTCGGGGAATAGTCACCAGCACCGAAGTTGTCGGTATCCGTATAGTTGTTCGGAACACGGTAACAATCTTCATTACCATTGTCAGTATCAGTGAAGGTGATTGATGTCGTTGGAATACTTCCTCCCGTAATCGGTGTATACTCATTTGAGAATTGGTATTCAGGAACGTAAGAGTTCAACGGATACAAGGTCTCATTGGAGAAGGTCAATGGGGTATACAATCTGTTGAAGTATGCGGTGTCCATAAAATCACTCTCAATGGTGTAACCGGCCTCAGAGAAAATCCTCTCGTAAAAGATTTTGGTTTTGATACTTGGAACCATATACCAATCAGGAACGAAATACGCCGTTGGTGAATCCACATCCCAGAAATCATTGGATGTTTGGGACGGATACGGCCAGTTCAGACGGGGAACATCCGAAGCAACAATTTCTTGAGCCCCCGTGACGTTATCCGCAACATATGAGTAACCCTTGTTGATGACGGTCATATACACATCACCGTTTACATACGGACGGGTGTCCGCAGATAAAGACGGGTCCAAGTCAGGGTCCGTAAGGTAATGGTTGACCACCTCAGTATATCCCGTGAAAGATAAGTCCTGTAAATCCAAATCCCCAAGGTACTTATCCCCGATGTTGGAAACCACATCACCAATCTGATTGTAAAAGGTAACCGAATAAATAATCTCGTTCTTAATCCTTGATACCGACTCCAATCTCAAGAACCCCTGATACAGAATCATCCCGTTGTCAATGAGTTCACATTCAAATTTCCTGCGAGCCTCATAGTCAAGGGTCAACGCATTGAAATCGTAGTAATGATTGAAGATGTCGTTGTTGTTCTTACTTCCTGGTAATTTGAAGGACTGAGTAAACACGGAATTCTTTACCGTGATGTCCTCAATCTCCGCATATGAGATGGATACCTTGATATCCTCATCTCCATAAAAATCAATGAGTCTGTGTTTTCCGTTTAAGGTCGTTCTTATCTGTAACATGGATTACCCTTGTGTATTGTAGTCGTTTATTGGTGTGTATTCCAACACGAATCTGTATTGAGTGATTTTGTTGTATCTGTTTTTGAATTCCTCAATCATATCTGTCCTTAATGTAACAGGAAGGAGATAAGGGTTGTATTCTTTCTCCGTTCCCAATTTGTGGTCCTTCATAATATAAACCTCAGGGGACATGAATAGGTCTTCAACAATCTGTAAGTCATTGTCCTCCAAATACCATGTGGATACATTCATCGTCTCCACGATGTCTTGGTCAAATATCACCTGACGTCTCTCACTTGAAAGTTGAGAGTATACCGACAAGTTTCGGATACCACCCTGTTCGTAAGTCTTCCTTAGAATACTCTTGGTCTCCACACTCTTTCTGTCCAATGTCCATGTATCCCAAACTCCTTGACGGTTTAAGAACAACACATGGACAGGGTCACTCAGACAATCATCTTCCTCAATGTAAAACTCAAGTAGTTCACTGTATGCGTATCCGTCATATTCGTAATCACCAACATCACCTGCCGTCCAAAACGCAATCTTACCACCAGGATTTCTTGTTGATGTTGTCGTGTTTAATGGATAAGTCATGAAACTCTTGATGCTCTTATTGGTCGGTGTTCTTCCTGTGAAGGTATTTCCGTCAATGGAATATTCTGAGATGGACGCTGCGTCATATGAGGTTTGGTCAGCACTGGTAACCATCGTAAAACATCCAAGGTCATTGTCAAATTGGAATTCTGTATCCGTTGAGATTTGACCATTGAACCAACTGACAATAATCGGACAGTCAGGGTGGTGTCTTCGTCTGCGTGCTCTTGAAGTGGTGGAACCGATGTTATTATCGTTCACATAAAAGTGTTGTGGTCCCGCAGTGGTCAAGAACAAAGATGGTTCTTCATCATTGACCGTGGTTCCACTCATTCTGTATTTCTTCACTTCCCAAAATTGATGTGAGTTTTCAGGTGAGGTTGAATCCCAATATGGATTGTTGTATACACTTGAGATGTACGACCCTTCATCCAATGATGTCCCCGGCCAGATGTATACCGCTGGTGGTGATAGTGATGGGTCATATTCTGATGGGTTGTTCTGTCCTGAATCCACCCATTCTTCACCGTCATAAGTGAAGACCCATTGAATACCTGAATATTTCTCTTCCACCACAATCGTATTTCCTGATGCGGGAATTGGGAAGGCCGTTGATAGGGCAACAGAACCGTCTTCTGTGGAGGTTTCCCCTGATGCGGAACCAACCCATGTAACACCTTTTTCATATGAGGAACCTTCCACGATTCCTGAACCTGCCCCATACCAATAAATGGTTGAACCGACCAATTCCGCATAAAACGATGAACCTGGTTCTTGGGATTGGTCAGAGATGTTGATGATGGTTCCCCCTGATAAAGACCATTGTTCACCAACCATCACCCTGTAATCTCTTACATGGTATCTCTGTGGATATTTGGAATTTCCGATGTATGAGTTTTGATTAAACGGACCATTGGTATTGGATACCAACCCATAAGCCGTTGTTCCTGTTGTTGATACTGATGTCCATTGGGAGTTATCACTCATCGCATTTCCTTGAACGTAATTTTGAATGATTTTGTCCACGTTGATGATACCCACACCATAAGTGTTTGGTGAGACCAACATCCTTGATACTTTGGTTGGGTTAGATGTGGTGGTATCCACATAGATGTCCACCACATATCTGAAATCTGTATTCCCCGTATTTGGTGACGAGAAATTGTATATGTGTTCCACATTACTCGGAGTGAGTGGTAGTGGTCGTTGTAAAACTGTTATCATGATTCTGTAAGTTTTAATACTGTGTTGTTTAAGAATTGTTCCACCATCTCCTCAAACTTTTCGGGGAATACCTCCTCAATAAGTTTGGTGATGTTTTCAATACTGCGTCCGTAAAATCCTGTCGGTTGTATTCCGAACTTCCAAATGTTACGACGAATTGCGAAGGCTGCCGAGAGTGGGTTCTGAAAGCCTTTACCACGAGCCCATGATTCAAGAGCCGTAATAAAAGGGGAGTTTCCACCACTTCCTTTTCCATTCAAATATTGTGGTTGTGGATTGACTCCTCGGTCCACGAATTGTCCATACCCAAACATCTCAATGTCCAAAGAGTTTGTTTCAGGATTCCATGTGGTGGTGATACTGTTGGAAAGAGCACCCGAACCGAACTGAGACTTGGGTGCGTTTCCTGCGTATGCGGGATTACGACCCTGACCATACGCATTCCCATCATAACCTGGTGCGTATGAATAGAGTTGGTTGAGTTCCAACTTGAAAGTCTCACTCAACATGGAACCCCATTGAACCATAAACATTTCAAATTGCTGTTCGTCCATTATTCAAAATCATTGATTGGTGAGACACACCTGTCAAGAGGTGAATCCACCACGATGTTTAATGTGGTATTCCATCCAACCAAGATGTCGTCGTATCTCTCTGAGAACGGGGTCATCTGAGCAGGAAGGGTGATGTCGTACTTTGATTCGTAGTCACCATCTGCTGTGGTCACCGCATACTTGAACTGAGCGAGGATGTCCTCACTGATTTGTAAGGTGTCCGAGAACAAGTCCGTTTCAATGTCGTAGTTCTTGGTGTTCATAATATCCGCAATGATGATTTGGAACGGATACGTGATTTGTCTCTCATCACGGGTAACCACCTGAGGGATGACAAACATCAACGGGTAAATGGGTTCACTGTTTTCCGTGTTGTCCTCCCCGTCAATCTGTTGGGTAAGATAAATCAGTTGGGTGATGTCCCCCGTCCCGAAGGAGTTAATCTGTTTGTGTTTGTCCGCAAGGAGGGACAAGTCATCAATTATGTTTTTGTAATTTATCATTTTCTGAATTGTTTTTCCATTTCTCTGTTTCGTTTATTGGTAAGGTCACTCATATACGTCATAAAGTTCAAGACCTCAAGGTGATGTTTTGAAACCACCCTGTCAATGTTGAGAATGTTCTCCCCTGCCAGATAGACGATTGTTGAATACCATCCAAACGGGTTTTTATCCATCTCCTCAAATTGTTCTTCGTCTGAATCATCCACCATCTGCTCAGGAAAGAGTAAGGGGTATTTTGACGTAAGATGGTTCCGATATTGTAAAAAAAAACCATCGCTCCGTTGAGGTACTTCATGGGTAATCGTCTGAAGAGTTCTGCGTTCTTCTTAATCCTGTCAATCTCATAAGGGAGGTAATCCCCGTTTTCATCAACCTCGTGATACAACATACTCATGAACAAACTGAGTTTAACTTTCCTCTCCGTCTCAGGGAGTTTTAAGTATTCGTCAATATCAACGAATTGTCCGAAGGTCATGTTCCCCATATCAAAGAACTTGTATGTCTTTCCCGCATATTCAAAGGTCTCGTAAAACTTGGTGGACTGATTCAGGTAATAATCAATAATTCCTTCGGCAGCCGTAATGACCGATGATGCGGATGCTTGAGAGATTTCGTCCTCATCCAATCCTGTTGTCCATGAGATAAGGGATACCCCCATCTCAATGTCGTTCTTCCAGTTGATGTGGTTGGAAATCATCCCCCACGTATCCAAGGTCGGTTCTTTGACCTCGTATTCTTTTCCATCGTATTCAATGTAATGGGTTTCCTTCATATTGGTAAATATATTTGTTTTGATTGTCTCACTTTAATACAGGTAATAAGAACCTGTGGTTTTCTTTTGTTTGAGGGTGTTGTAACAAATCGCAAGACTCATCACACAGTCATCGTGGTGTCCCGTCATCGCCTCATACCTGATGGTCCTTGACTTTGGGTTGTATTCAAAGGTGAAGACCTTCATCTCATTATACAGATAAGGGAACAACTCGGATGTTGGTAACTGGATGGAACGCTCATTGGACGCATAAATCAAATCTTCAATGATGTTGGTCTTACTGCTATTTGTCGTCACAAATGGGTGGACCTGTTGGTATCGTGATTTGATTTGTTCGTAGATGACATCCCCGACATTGTTGACCTCAATCCCCAACTGACAATTGTATCTCTTACAAATCTTAATGACGTTGTCCACCAATACATCCCATGGTTTGTGTCGGTCTCGGTAGATGTTGACCACCCTGCCGTTTTGGTCCATGATGGTCAGAACCGTGTAATCGTCATTACGACCCAAATCCAATCCACCGTAGTATTTCTTCTCAGGTCTCTTGGGTTCCCATTCGTGGACCGTACAATACTCGTCCAACTCCTTGAAGACCTCACCACCTGAGTCAATGAACTCACCCATTATCTCCTGTTTGAAGACCTCCTCAGGTAATGTCCTTCTCGCCTCTTCCAATTCCTCTGCTGAGATGAACGGGGTATCGTATGATGTTCCCCGTAAGGTGAGGTATGACTTTTGGTCGTTGTCCAATCCTCGTTGGTTCAAGGAATACAGAAAGTTCTTTCCCTTTGGAGTGGATATGAACAACACCTTTTTCCCTTTGACCAATACTGTTGGTTTTAGGACCGTATCCCAAACTTCTGTTTTCATGAATGCCGCCTCGTCACAGATGAGGTAATCCAAGGTGTGACCCCTGAGTCCATCAGCCCTCTCAGCAGACCTGAACAGAATCTTACTCCCATTGACAAAGGATATTTCCATCTCTGAGATGTTGGTCTGTTTGTGGACGGGTGTACCCTTGATTGCCTTATCAAGAATTTCAAACGCATTCTTGGATTGTTTGTATATGGGGGATACCCACATACATTTGGTGTTGGACTTACTCAATCCCCATTTGAGTATCATGTTAATACCCAACATGGTCTTACCCCACTGACGACCAGTAGTTAAGACCACGTATTTCTCCTCACCTTGTTCAATGAGGTTTATCTTCTCCCTTTGGTCGGGATGGGGGGTAAATCCTTTTACCGTCATTTCATAATACTTTGGATGTATTGGTCAATGGAGGTAAATCCATGTTTTTGTTTTTCCTCTTTGAGTTTCTTATGAGTCTCTGACTTCACATAAATCATCTTCGTGTCGTACTCGTAATCTCTTCCTCCAGTTTTTCTCTTAATTTTCATCTCCGAATTTGAATGTTATTTCACCCATGTGGTTGATGTCAACCGCATCAGGTTCGTTTAGTCCGCCCATTCTCGCAAGGTCGTTAAGGGTCTGTCGGGCGGTATTGAAATCCCCTTTGTCCACACTCTTGGAATACAAGTCCCAATATGCGTTGATGTGTTTGGTAATCATCTTGTCCTTTTCCATTTTGAATTTCTCCTCCACGGTTTTCCATGAGTCCTTCCAGTATTTGTTACAACGGTCTTTGGAAAGTGAGAAATTCTTCTTACACCATACGATGTATTGGGTGTATGAGATATGGTCTTGGAATATCTTGTCAATGGACCTTTTCCTCAGGTCTTGGATTTCCGCATTGGTGAGGGTTACGTTCTTACTCCCCTTTGGTCTTCCTCCCTTATTTTTTTGTGGTTCGTTTTTTTCCATTTGTAGTTTTTGTATCATTATTTACAATCAATCTTTTATACTCGTGATGGATTGCGTTAACCACTCGTATCACACAGTCTTTACAGTTCCTGTTGAACGCATTTTGACTGGGGAAGAGTTGGAAGTATACGTCCTCCACGAAGTCCCATTTTTCGTTGTTCATTGACGACATTCTTGATGTCATTTCGTATGCTTGTTTGAGGTCATCCAAATTGACGTTGGTCAATGAGGTTATGTTGTTTCCTTTCTTTTGTTTACAGGTGTTACATCCCATCGTTATTGATTTTGTTTTCCCATCGTTTATTGAGTTCGGATTTGATGTTTCTGATGTATGTCCCGACGCTGTTTAAGGGGATGGTGGTTTCCTTGTGGACTCCCACCAGTGTTCCTTGTTCCAACCACAAGAGGAAGAGGTCTCTTTCAAACCAATCAAACTCTTGTAGTTCTTGGTATACCCAATCCATGGTTGGTTCTTGATTGGTATGTTCTTGTTCGTACCGTTCTTGGTTTGGATTGAACTCCGTGTGTTTATTACGGAGTTTTATCCTTTGGTATTGGAACGGTGATGTTGAAGAATTCCAATTGTTTTTGACCACCCTTATGAAGTAGTATTTCTTCTGTGTGTCGGGGACTTCATTGAACTTATCGGGTTTGTTGAGGATTTGGTATACGACATCAGAGAAGAGGTCGTCCGTTAATGCGTCCCCTTTTGTTATCTTTGTCGTAATGTCCCTCAACTCGTCGTAATTTTTGTTGAACCAATCATTCAGATTCATCCCATCCATTTACAATAAATATAAGGTTTTTGTATAAAAAGAAAAGGGGATGACATTACTCATCCCCTTTGTTGTTAATTCAAAAGATTGTCGTCGGTGACTTGTCCGACTTCAATGTCTGTGTCTGCCAGTTCTTCATCAGGAATGGTCATGACCTTGATGAGAAGGTTGATGGGTTCATCGGTGACTTCTTCAATCTTCTTGGTTTTGTGGTTGATGATGTACATGGTCAGGTATTCGTATTCTTCCACACAGGTCATCATGAGTTGTCCGATTTGTTTCTGTTCTTTCTTTGTCATTTCGTTTGTTTGTATTTTGTGATGATTGTTGAAACGGTCCCCCTTGAGATTCCAACTTTCTTTGAGATTTTTTTTTGTGAGAGTCCTTGGTTGTAAAGTTCCATCACCTCTTCTTTGTGAATGGTTTGTTTGTTTGGTTTTGTCGTCCCGTATTTCTTGAGGATTCTTGTGATGGTTCCATTGGAGATTCCTGTTTCTTCTCTGATTTGTTTGACATCGTATCCTTTGTTTCTCAGGGCCATGACCTCGTCGTGGTGCTTTTCCACCAAGGTCACCTTTCTCTTTCTGTTCTTCCCCTTGTAGTTGGTTTGGTAACCGTGTCTTGCCAGCCAGTAGTAAATACCTGACTCAGACAGTCCGATGGTTTCCGCAACCTTTTTGTATGAGACTCCCTTCTTGAGTTCAGAGATGATGTAGTCCAAATTGTCTTCCACCTTTGAACGTCTTTCAGGAACGGGTTTCCATCCACGGTTTTCATACCAACGGTTCAATTTGTGGTAGTTAAGTTTCAAACCTTGAGAATGTCCCTTTTTGTCTCGGTTTCTTTCTGAGTATCCCAACTCCTCCACTGCGTCAGTCCAAGAGAGGTAAGGGTCTTCACACAGGAGATTGTACAACCTTCCCATGAAATCTGCTGAAAACTTTGACTGTTGAGCCAGAACGGCTCTTCCTTTGGTGATTGGTTTGTCTGACCAACTGTTGAGTCTTTGTTGAATTTCTTTGTAGTTCATGGTGCTCTTATTTGAGGTATTCCATCTCCCAAACCTCTGCGTAGTCTTCAGGGAATTGACGGTATTCGTTCAACATCATTTGGAAAGTTCTGATGGACTTGGTCTTGAGGTTTGACCAGTTCTCGTAAGTGAAGTCAAAGACTTCTTCCACAACACTCATCGGGATGTCTTGGAGACCCAAGTCTTCGTTGAGGACAACGTCCACACACCAACCCCATTGGACCATTGGTGAAAGGTCAAAGTCTTTGGTCTGACAACGAGAGCGGATGGCGTTGAGGTGCATCTTGCGTTGGTAATTCTTTGTCCCTTTGTTCTTGATGGAGTTGACCTCATCATCGGTTGGGAGTTTCTCGTTGGATGTGAAGATGAAAACCATGTTGTGTGTTGGGACTTTGAATCCCATGAAGTCTGTGGACATGTGTTTCTCCACCGCTGTTCTCATGTCAGGAGGAAGGTGTCCCAAATTCTTGGACACGTCTTTTTGGTAGTGGTAAGTCTTGTACCCTTCCAAGATGTTTTTCATCGTGTTGATGGATTGGTTGTCACCGAAGATTCCGTCACAGTCATCCACGACCACAACGACCTCTTGGTCTTTGGGTGTGTTGTAGTTGATGAATGCGAGTTGTGTCCCGAAAGCCCACGGTGAGATGGAACCTGAGATGACAAAGTGTGGTTTGTCAGAAGACTCCAATGAACTCTTGATGGTGTGAGTCTTTCCCAAACCAGGTACTGAATAAATGTAATAGTGAGGATATTGGTCATCACTTGACACCTTTGAGATTCTCTTTCCCAAGAACGACAATTGACGTCTTTTCTTCTGACCTTCCTCGTAATGTTTTTGTTGTTGTTCTGTCATGGTGTATGTTGTTAAATGTTTGACTTGTATTGTTTTACAAATATACGGTATTATTTGGTATCATCCAAATAAATCATCCAAATAAATCATCAAATCAATGGATTCATTTCTTAGTCTCCTTAAGGACTTCTCCTTGATTTGTCGGACCCTTTCTTTGGTCAATCCCAATTCATCTCCGATTGCCTGAAGGGTCATTGGAGACCCAAGGTAACCGTAGTATGACTTAACCACGAACTGTTCCCTTTCATCCAGTACTGAGAAAATCTCATTAACCTTATCCTTGAGGATTTGTTCTTGGTCTTCAAACTCATCAGGAGCCTCACAGTCATGGTTGATTAAGAGGTCCTTCATGGTCCCTGTTTCCTCATCATCACCAAAATGTTTGTCAAGAGATTCTGTCCTTGGGATACTGTGGTATTTGTCCTCGTGGTACCAGTCGTCCATCAACGGTTGTTTCTTTTGTTTGTTGATTTCTTGTACGATATTGACCGGTAATCTGATGGTCCTTGAGTAACTGTTTAGGTAGTCCATAATGGATTGACGAATCCACCATACCGCATACGTGAGGAATCGGGTCTCAGCCGACCAGTCAAATTTATCAAGGGCTTTCAAAAGACCGTAGTTCCCTTCCGCAATGAGGTCCTCAATGGGAACCGAATTGGTTTGGAATTTCTGTGCGGTCGTAATGACGAACCTGAGGTTACCCTCAATCATTTCGTTGTTTATCTCGTCTCTCTGAGACTTTGTCAGGTCTCCTGATAGAACCATTGTCTTAAGTTCCTTTTCTCTCTCAGGAGTGACGATAGGAAGTTTACGGATGTCTCTGAGGTATTCCTCAATCCGTTCAGTTTGTAAGTAACTCATTTACCAGTTGTTTTTGTGTTTTGTTTTTCTTGTGTATTTCTTCTTGTTCTTGTAGATGTTGGGACGAGTTGCCATCCGAATCTCTTGAAGTGTTACTTGAATTGTCTGAATCTGTTTCATTGTAGTTGAGGTTTGTGTGGGGTCTCCTTACTTGAGGAGACCTTCACGGGTTTGTACTTGAACGAAATCCAACTTACCTGTTGGAAGGACTTTGACCATCGCTCTGTAACGGTAGTCAAACTTGACACGGAAGATACCTTGTCCCGCGTAGTCGTTAATCCACATCTCCTTCACATCGTAAGTCTCCTTGAGGTCGTGGAGGGTAACACCCTTTTTAAGAGTTGAGAACAAGACCTTGAATTTCTTCTGAGTTGACTTGTTCATTCCGTTAACGACTTTCTGTTGTTTCTTTGTAATTGTCATAGTTGTTGTTTTTAGTAGTTGTTGATTGATTACATGACAAATATACGACAATATTTGTAACCACCAAAACTTTTGACCACTTTTTTCAAAAAAAAAAGAGGGGACCACTGAAACCCCTCTTGTGTCGAATCAATCAGATACTATGACACAGTGGTTTTATTATTGTTACGACTGAAGTCGGTTGATGATGAGTTTGATTTCAGAAGGTGACAAGATGGTGTATTCGTTTCCTTCATTTCGGTTGATGATGACCATGTCCTTGTATCCAAAGTCAGTGATGTAGAACTCACCGTAGTCAACAAGATTGTTGTCAGGGTCAGTCAATCCCTTGAGTGCTGCTTTCAAGATTTCAATGGTCTTGGGAACTGAACCGAGAATCACGGCTTCAATGTCTTGGACATAATCGTATTTTTCGTTTTGGAAGGTCAACATCACTCCGTATTCAGAGACTGAAACCATTTTGTTGTAATCGTCAGAGACATAGATGTCTTTTGATTGTCCGTAAGAGATGAATGTTGCCAAGGTCATTGCGATTGCGAAAAGTGTTTTTTTCATGTTGTTGTTTTTATTAAGTTGTTATTGTTATTGTTCTACAAATGTAGGGAAAAAAAGGGAGACCACCAAACTCCCTAACAAAAAAAAGTAGAGATTACATTGGGGTGGTTTTAATGTGTTACATTGAGAATGCGATGAAACCCAAGAGACAGATTGCCTGAACGATGAACAGACCCAAAGTGATTTTCATCACGAGATTGACATTTTTGACCATCTCAAACATCACAGGTGTGAAGTTGGGGTATTTTCTTGCCAGTTCTTTTTCCATTTCTGAGTAAGGAGATTTTGTTGGGATTCCGTCCACGAATTTCGTTGTTTCTTTCATAGTCGTTATTATTAAAGGGTTTTAGTATTTCTGTTTTTTTGTTTTGTTGTTAATTGTTATACAAATATAGGGATTTATTTTTGTTCTGCCAAAACTTCATAAGAAAAATCGGTGATATACTCACAAAGTTCCATTTCCAACCAGTTCCAAAGGTAATCAGTCATTTCCCCTTCATCGTTGAGTTGTTCTTCGTCAAACTCAAAACCATCAAAGGTGTATTCTGTCTCGTTTTGGAGGTCTTCAATAATTTCTTCAATTTCTTCTTGGGTGAATTGATTATCCAAGTTGTAATGACGGAAGTATTTTTCGTCAGTTAGATATTGGTATTGGATGTCGGTAAATCGGATAGTGTAAGTCATTGTCGTTTTCATTAGTGATACAAATATAGGGAATTATTCTTGTTCCTCCAAATGTTCTTTTGAGTTTTCCAACAACATGTGAAGGAAATCTGTGAAGTTGGTGACGGTCATGTCCTTCTGATTGAAGTAGGCGTTCATCACCGCAGTCGCCGCTTTGATTCCTTTTTGTGTTGAGATGTCACCGTTGAAGACAGGGACTTCGTCTCCTGAGACTCCGAGAATCAACATCGGGTCTCCACAACATCCACATGGATAAAGTTCAATGTCAACGACTCCATTGGATACTTGGAACTGCTGGTTTCTGAGTTGTTTGAGTTTCTTTTGTACTGTCATGGTATTTGGTTTTGATTACATTACTTTTTTGTTACCTGTCAAGATGGTGTTCTTTGGACGGTCATCAACGTACTTCTCGTTGATGTATCCCAAGTAACCTTCAGGAGTTTGGTATTCCAACATGATTGATTCTGTGAATTCCATTTTTTCAATCATTTGGTCAATTAGGATTTCAATTTCTTGTGGTGTCATAGTCGTTGTTGTTATTTGATTACATTACAAATATACGGAACATATTTGACATCACCAAACCTCAACGGAAACTTTTTCAAGTTTTTCGTCAGACCATCCTTGGAGGGATTGGAGTTTTTTCACCACTGAGACCGTGGGAACATTGAAGGTGTCTGACTTACCTGAGGTCAAGTCCGTCAACCTGATGGTTGAACGGGACTTGTAACCCTTCGGCAATGAACGAACCATTTGGATGAGTTGTTCTCTTCTCATTTTACTTGGAATCAATGTGTTTCTGAACGGCGTCAAGACGGTCTCCAATTTCCTTTGAGTAACCGTTCTCCACATAGTCAACCATCACGTTGGTGATTCCAACGAGTTCTTTCAGCGTGAGACATTTCTCACACGATTCTGCCCAATCCAAAACCACCTTGAGTTGAGATTGAGTCGCAATTTGTCTTTCCTTTGATTGAGGCATTTTACTGTTGTTTTAATATATTCGTTTATTACTTGAGTTTCTTAATACAAAGATAAGAAAACGAAATCAAAGGGTCAAATTTCAAGGGGAAAAAAAGAGAGGGGAGGAGAAAGAAATAATAATCAATAAAAACAGCAAGTTGTGAAACTCCTCCCTCTCTCAAGAGCATTATTGTTTGTACTTACAAATATAAAAAATTCATCAATACATGGGAACATCAATTGGGAAATACTTCAAATTGAGTTCTCCCAAATCATTCTCTGAGATTGTACCGTCCATTATTGATTTGAACTTTGGTCCAAGTTCGTTGAGTGAAGTCAGGGATAATTGAGAATTTCTCACCAAGAACTCAAAACACATTTTGTGGTATACATCGTCACCGGCCTGCGTCACATATGTGGTCGGCGTTGGACTGTTGGATGACGGCTCCGCGGTTGGGACGGTTTGGGTGCTCTTTGGTTTGGTCAATCTCACTTTGGTGAATTCTTTCCAAACTCCACCGATATTGATTTTCTTGATGTCTTGGAATTCCACATCGTAAGAATCGTTGGTGTTGATTTCCACTGGTGTCCATGTGACGTACTCAGTTCCTCCAATGTTGACCACATACTGGTCAGGGAAATCATCGTTTCCCTTTGATGTTAGTTGTACTGATTGTAATTTGATGTTTTTCATTATTGTTCAGATTTATTTATTTGACATTTGATTTCATAATGTACCCTGTAAAATTCTTGACAGGTCAAATCCTTGATTCCTTTTCCCATTGTTTCGTTGATGTATTCATCCAAATCCAAATATTGTTTTGGTGTTACTTCAATCACTTCAGGAGATAAAATCCCCTTGAGTAAAAATGAACCGTGTATGTTTTTCATTACCGTCAAACCCAATCCATTTGATTTCTCATCCGTGATTTGATGTGTTCCAATGTTGTCCAGTAATGTGATGTCCATATAATTTGTTTTTTCCATTTGTTTGTTTTTGGAGTTAATAAATGTTTTGTTTCCTTTCCTTACCAAAAGATAACAAATCCATTTCATACTGTCAAATTGGAATTGTTGTTTGTTGTTTTTTTGTTGTGTGATGATGTATGTCATCTGTTGGAGAAAAAGGTGTCGTAAAGAAAACCCCCAAAAAGAACCAACACATTGTTCATTGTACCTCATTTACAACATGGACTATCTGGTGCAACCGGCTCTCTCAACGGAAGTTTGGAAGGGATTTGAGACTTACCTTCATTCGGTCTGTATCGTGGTGTATTTCACCTGTTGTTATACGGTCGTCAAGGTGTCGTCACTAAGACTGTGTACCCGTAAGCATGAAATAAATATACCCAACAAATCTTTTATGTCAATCCTTTACAAAAAATATTTTTGTGGTATACTTATTACAGGAAGGGAAACATAACAAAACAAAACAAAAAAGAATCATGATTGGAAGTTGGAAATTAAATGAAGAGGATGTAAAGGTCATCAAGGACCTTCTCAAATTGGGTATGACCCATCAATCCATTGGAGATATGTTCGGTGTATCACGTGAACACATTACGGCAATCAAACAAGGTCGTAGATGGAACACAGACAACCACAGTTTCACAATGAAGAAATCAAACGATTACCGTCAGTTTACAGACGTTCAAGAGCGTTTGGATGATTATGTATTTGAAGTGGATGAACCAAGGAAGGTGGAAACCATCCTCATCAAGTATTCAGACGGTACAAAGGATTTATTCAAGTCAGTCAATGGATAAGACCTGTAACCAATGTGGTGAAACCAAACCATTGGAGTTGTTTGATAAGAACAACAAAAACATGATTGATGGTCGTCAAGGTATCTGTAAAGGATGTCGTCATACCAATGACAAAAACAGAAGATGGAGAAATGAAAATATGACACCCATCAACGCATCATTGGAGGAATCTTACAAAAAAGATGCGATTGAAATCCTTGAAGCACTCGGATACGATTTCAGTTCAAAGATACCCGTTCACGAGCAGTTCAACCAAAGATGGGGAAGACTTATTGATTCCTCCATTGAGAATAACAAATCCCAAGGGCTTGAGGACGGGGATACTCGTCCTTGATTTGTTGATAACACTTGGAGATGAACTCACTCTTTGATTCGTTACTCTGAGGTTTTGGAATCGGCATCTTTACGAAGGTATTTCAAAATTCGGATTATGGAGATGATGATGGTCAACACCAACAACAATATACGCAGACCTTGTTCAATGTCCATAAAGGACAATGTCAGGACCCCAGCATTGAGGAACAAAAGTTTATCATGTAACATTTGTTTTAACACCCCTTAATAGTCCTTACAACATTGGTCATCCGTCGGAGAGATGTATCCACCCTTAATCCAACTCGGAGCCAGTCTGCGAGGCATTTGGTTGGTGATGTGGATACCTGAGAAGTAATTCTCTTTTGAAGGAGGCATTCCGTCCGTTGAACTCCACGAGTAATAAATCGGGAAGTCGTTCGGATTGTTCTTCAAATAGTCCATCAGGCGTTGGGCGTAAAATTCGTACCTGTCCATAATCATACTTCTCATGTATCTCATGTCAGAAGCAGATACTCCAACACCCTGTTCAGTGTTCCCAATTATGATTCCCTTATTTTGTTGACGGGCCCAAATATCAGGTAAGATTTCATAATGGGCACGTTGTATCAAATACGGTTGGATGTAGTCCTGTAACAAAGTGGTCTCAGGACCTGTCAATGTTGAATTCTCAGCAGCGTCCAAAATGTGGTTGTACATCTTCGTACCCAAAATATTTTGAAGGCCGATATCCGAGGCCATCTGAATTCCGCTTAACAATAACGCTTCGTCAACTCCCGCATTGATTGAAGTGAACGATTTGATTTTTGACGCCGATACAAGTAAAACTCCCATTATTCTTCAATTGTTATATTTCCATCGTCATCAAACAGAGTATTCTGTATGATTTCAATTTGGTTTATCTCTTTGGTTTGGAAGAACAATAACTTTTCAAATTCACGGATGATTTTGTCCTGAAGTGGTTTTACCACCGTTGACAAGAAGTGAACGTATGAGTCCACCATCTCTGCTCTTCCACCCAATTGACCCTCAGTCTTAATTCCCAACAACATTGGTGATGAGATTCTGGTGGCGGTCAATAAAGTTTGTTGGACCATATCGTTGAGTTGGATGAACATATCAGCGGACGCATTATTTGTGAATGCGTTTACCTCAGGTGCGTGTTCTTTGTCGTCTGAGAAAGTCACCATGAATTTTCCTGCGGCTCCTGTACCTCCATACCCTTCTGAAAGGTGACGGAAGATTTGTTCTCTCTCCTCCTCACCAGGGATACCGTTGTTCATTGATACAAGAATTCCACTGTTGTATCCATTCTCCAAATTATTCAAATGGAAGTCGTGGACAGAAATCTCAATTTCTGCCGCTTGACGACCACTAATCCATTCATTGATTGGATAATAAAATTGTCCAGGTTGATACGACTTGAAGAAGTAGACCTGTGAGGGGTCATCAGAATTCAAATCAAACGCAGGAAGTTCAACTGGTTTGAACTTACGAATATTGGACCAATCAGGAGAGAAATAATACTCCTTGACTCTGTCGTCCAAATCTGCCTTACCCGCTCTTATCTTTGAAATGTCCATATGATAGAATTCCGCAATCCCCTCACCGTCTCTCCTCAAAATAGTATTAACCGAAAAACCGTTATGAATCACCATATCCATGGTGGCCTTTTTGAAAACATCATACACCGACTCCTGACCATTGACCATCACTCTGTTTCCATCAACTCCGTTGACCAACATCCCTTTCCCGATGATACCATCACGAATGGAGTTAAGAGCCGAACGAAGGATTGCCGAGTAATTGTAAAGGTCAATGGAGTGTGACGGCCAGAGGTTGTCACCACCCCAATATACGTAATCCTTATTATTGATTACCTCCTCAAAAGTTGGGAGTTGTACTGAGTTGAAGTCAAATGCTTTGATGTTTAATTGTTCCATATACTGTTAAATATAATTTTGTTACTTATCTCACGAATTAAGGTGTACTGAAATCAGCGTAGTGTCTAACCGTTATGTTTGTATCAAATACTTCCACTACACATAAATCCACTCCGTTGTTTGTAAAGGTAGGATATGAACCACCCTCACAAAGAATAGTATAACCAGTTGCGGTAACACCGGTCACAGCATAAGTTCCCGTATTATTCACTTTCAATTTGTAAGTTGAACCATTCCTCAAATTGCTTAAAGTTAAATCGGTGTTAGCGTTCATTGAAAGCTCTTGAAAATTACCTAAGTTAAAATCAAGTGTGAATGTTGAACCTGTTCCGTTGTCGTAGTATCCATTTGATACTTGACCAAATGAGTAAAGGTTGTCCGTATGTAATGTTTGGTCATATTGAGTTGTTCTCCCTGACGCCGCAATCATAGCTGAGATGTCATTCTCAATAGTACAAGTCTGTACTGCCGCACCTAACACCTTATACAAGTATCCACCCTTAGAAGTTCCGTCAAAAGTGAGACCATTGAAGGCAAGAGCCGCATGGTCATTACCACCATCGTTAGTACAAGTTAGTTGGTATCCACCTGCGGCAATAGCATAACGTGGTCCATCCCAACCTCCGCCTTCGACACCGATACCTGACGTTTTGTAACAGTTCGGACCTGTGTAAAAACCTTGAGTCCCCATAAGGGTATTGTATTCACCACCATAGATAATACCATTAACGGAATTACTTATCATTTGGTGATTACCACTTGTTGATGTTCCACCCTTAGAGCCGATGATAGTATTGTATTGCCCCCCGTTAATAGTTGGTTGGGAACTATCGTTATCTTGCTCTGAACCGATAATGGTATTCATCTGCCCTGAGGTAATGTTAGCACCCCTTGACGAGATAACTGCCGCATTGTTTATACCACCGATACGGATATGTGTATTAGGTGATGATGACCCACAGGCAATAATAGCGTAGGTCTGGTCTGTTGATGTAATGGTATATGTCCCACCACTATGGTTTGAGAATAAGGAACCATAAGTCCTCTTGTATGTTGTAGTGTTACCTGAGTTTACGACCGGAATAATTTCATTTAGGTTCCAGAGCTCGTCTGCTACAGGTAAAGCACTTATCTTAACATCTGCCATATTTTTTAAGTTTGTTCTGTTCTAATCGGGTCATTACCCTCTGTTGTTATCGTATCACTTCCCTCGGTCAATAAGTTATATGTTATCACCGCTGACGGAGTTGGTGTTGGCGTTAATGTGCCAGTTACCGTCGGTGTTGGTGTTAATGTGCCCGTCTGTGTAGGTGTTGGTGTTAATGTACCCGTCGGTGTTATGGACGGAGTAATAGATGGTGTTGGTGTAAAGGTTGGTGTCGGTGTAGGAGTCGGTGTTGGAGGCACACAAGTATCATAATACGTTAATGTACCGTCTCCGTTAAACTGTGCTACGTATCTTTGTCCTAAACCTCTATTAACTAAGAAGAAGTAAGTGTTGGTATCCTCATCGCCAGGTCCACATTTTTCAGTAGCATAAGTTATACTACTACCAGAGTTACTTGCCGTCCAGAACTCAGACTCGTCACTTGTATTAAAGTATAATGTAATATTTTCCGTACCAGCTTCACAGGCGTCTAACTGACTACATCTACATACATCACTGAAAGTTAAGCCACTAATACCACTTAGTCCATAACCGTATGTTGTAGGACTATTACCCGATATAGGACCGACGTAAATATTCTTTGGTGTGTTTACATCCTTAGCCCATACCGTGCTACCAGTTGACGTTGTACCGTCAAAGTGGTGGTCTATATAGTCGTAAGCCCAGAATATAGGTAAGAACCCTGGTCTGAAGTTGTAGTATGTTGTACCTGATACTTGGTTACCAGCCGCAGCACTATAATCCCAGTTATACCCTTTACTCAATACATCTGTTTCATCGTAATATACTTTGAATCCAGCCCACGTTGACCCTGTTGTAATCTCCTTGAAATAAGTGTCCGTAAACACCTCGTTATACTCGTTACATAGACCTTCACCTGTAAGGGTATAAGAAAGGGTTTCAATAACATCCGTCTGTAAGTCTTTAATATATACATCAGGGTAAGCATATTTCCATGTCCATCTTGACGCAGATGAGTTTTGGAAATTAGATTCCATACTTACCATTATACGTTCCTCGTTAATACCTTCCTCGTAGTAAATAAAGTTAGCATTATTCTCGTTGCTACTAATGTATGCGGTAAACTCGCTCGGTATAGTGTCGTCCTCTACAATGGCTCTACCCTCCTCTAACTTGTCAAAAGCATAATTAGGGTCAGTGCTATTTTCGTTAAAGGTCTCGTATACCGAATAGTAATGTTGACCCTCGTGTGGGAATCTTACAAAAGGTATATCACCTGTGTAACCCTCAGGCTCCTCACCCTCTATGAACACAAACTCGTCGTAACGACTTGTACTTGTACTTACGTTTTTAGGGTAAAACCTCGTCTTCTCTTTACTGAGTATGTGCTCAAAAGAAAATAAATAAGAAGGGTCAGCAATAGTCTTATGTTGAGAGACCGTTACAACTAATCTGTTCTCCTCGTTACGTTTTATGTATAACATTAGTAGGGTATTACTTGTTTATTACTTAAAGTGTATTCTCCGTATCACCCGATGGTGAAGGTGCTGGTGTTCCACAAGCAACCCAGTCAGTAGGTAAAGAGCTGATAACTGCCGCCTCTTGTTCGGGTGTTAAACAATTACTGATTTCGTCCTTAACAATTACATACCAATTCTCCGTTGTTGCCGTTGGAAAATATCCATCAGCCAGACAGAAAGGGTCAGCCCAGGTGATAGTCCTACCATCTGGTGTAGGGAAACCCATACAATTATTTATCTGTGAAACGAAGATGCTTGCTTCACTTTCATCTCCAAATTGTAACCAGCCCGTATGTTCTAATTCGTGTGCCATATATCATATTTTTTAATAGGTCATAGACCCAAACCATTTGTAGTTCATATATCTATTTATTTGTTCTTCCTCTGCCGATGTTAAATCCCTTGAATAGTGTAAACTTTCCCAATACTCACCGAATAACTTGTGGGCTACTGATGTTCCACTCACATTACCCTGCGTTCCGATGATAAAATCCCTTACATACCAGTTAAGAGTTGCGGAGTCATAACCAGTTCTTGTAATATCGTTAATAAACTGACTACCACCCGCACTTGTATCCCTTCTAATAACATACGCTTGTGGATAGTCTGTAAATGTTGCGTCATATGTGGTTTTACTATCCTCTGAAAATGCGTATCCAATACCGAATATTTGTGATACATCATCCCTTCTACATAAGTTTCTCCGGTCAGCAAAAGATGTGCTCCCGTTTGCTGATATCATTCTACCAATCTCCCAGTACATACTACGACCATTTGGTTCTCCGTTTCCTTTAACCTTCTGTGTTCCCATAGTAAATGATGTGTGGGCGGTAAATGTAGTAACAGGTGAAGCCAGACCATCAGATAAAAGGTAGTTGTCTATACCATCAAAAGAAGCCACTTGTAATAAACTTGAAGTATCAGTTGAACCACCCGTCAGCATAAGTGGTTGGTAAGATGCTGTTGTTTGTGATAAAGTCCAATTACCCGATTTGTCTTCAATACTTTCAATGTAGTTTGTTCCCGTTCTATATGTGATGGTGCTATCATCACTAAAATCTATCCATCCAAATAAATCACTAATATCAGATGGACTAAATTCACTTACACTAAATGTTGAACCCGTGGCTGAACCTTCCGTTCCCGTGGCAACAACAGATACATTGCTACTACCCGTAGAGGTGAAATAACCCTCTGTAAGAGTTGCTCCCGTGTAAGATGATACTTGGGTATCAGTGGTATCATAAAAGTCCGTCAAAGTCCATACAAATGTTGGAGATGATAGGTTTGTTGATGCCGATAAGATTACATTCTCATATTGAGTAGCCGATGATGGTTGGATACTAACATAATATACAATCGGTGATGGAGTAGGCGTTGGTGCTGGTGTAGGTGATACTGGTGGTTCAGGTTGGACCGCCTTAGCAACATAAACCGCACGAATTTCTTCCTTATCAAGGTCCCAAGAATTCTTGTTGAGTTTCTTCCTCAACGCTTCTTGTCTTTCTTCTTCCGTGGGAACTCTCCTGAATTCTCTGTGTTGAAGTTCAACTCGGTTCCTTCCTTTCCCCCAATACTTTCTCATTTGTTAATTTTTTTTTTTGGCTTCAAAAAAGGAGGACCCCGAAAGGTCACTCCTCAATTTTTAGTTTAGTTGATTGTAACTCCTGACAATACATCAGAAAGTCCCAACCCGTCTGCGAGACGAACCATTGGTTCATCGCTGTAAGTA